GCGGCTGGAGGGGGCGTTGCGCTGGTACGAGAAGCAAGCGCGCGAATGTCGGAGGAAGAGCAACGCCGGCGACATTGCTCGGGCAGCGCTGGATGCCGACGGTGGCTTTCGCGCCCGCGCGGCCCTTGGCACGGACAGCGGGGAGGAGGAAGCATGAGCTACTGCAGATTCTCGTGCCTGAACTGGACGAGTCAGGTCTACGTGTATGAGGGCTGGCACGCCTACGTGATCCACGTCGCGGCGAACAAGCCAGCGCGGCCGGTGTTGCCGATCACGGTAAGCATGGGCGATGACCCGGTGGAGTACCTGCGCCAGAGGAACGCGCAGTACAAGGACATGGATGACATCGAGTACGTGCCCATCGGCCTGCCACACGACGGCGCGAAGTTCGAGGAGCCCAACGCGACGCTCGCGTGCGCTCGGCTCTGCGCGCTTCGAGACATGGGCTACATCGTGCCCGACTACGCCATCGAGGCGCTGGCAGAGGAGGCACGCGAATGCGAACGCTGATCGACTGGCTGTTCCTGTATTGCGCACTTCGAATCGTCTGGATAGGAGGACCCTGGGGATGAGCAGATCGAAAGGAGAGACCGCGCGCGTGATCGCGCGGCGCGCTGCGCTCAAGGGGCGCTGCCACACCATGACTGCCACGGAGGCCGCGCGTGAGCTGGGCATGTCCGTGAAGACGGCCAGGGCCGACGCCCGGTTCCTGGGCGAGACGTTCCTGCCGCCGGATCCCGGCGACCGCAAGATGATGGACGACAGCTCGACGATCCGGCGCACGGACCCGCTGCACACCATGGCGTTGTGGGGCATCAAGCCGATCACCGGAGCGCTGTCGAAACCCGACCGCACGAAGTTGTTTAAACGCTACGTCAAAGACGGATGGCGCCCGGCCTGGTACTCCGGCGAGCTTCTGCCTGTCGACGCCGCACTGAACATGATCGAGGAGCCCGCATGACGACCGACGTGGATTCGAAGGCCCGGACGCAGCGCATCACCCTGCGCCTCACCCCGGACGACCTGCTCAGGCTGAAGGCCTTCGCGACGCACCGGGACGTGGCGCCAGCGGAGCTGGCCGCGACCGTGATGCACGACTACCTTCATGATCAGGGCGAGCCGCCCGGCATCTACTTCTACCTGCGCTCGAAGTTCGGGCGCGAGTGACCGGAGAATTTTTCATGCAGATCCCGATCGAACTTGAATTCTGTTCATGCGGGAAACCGAAGTCGGAGTGCACCTTCCTGCCCTGGCACTACGGGGAGGGTCACTGCGGATGAACGGCGAGAACGAATGGCGCGACAGGCGCGGGGCCCACACTCGACGCAAGGCAGACCACTTCCTGCGCTACCGCTACGAGCTAGTGAGCACTCACAAGCAGGTGGTCTCGTTCGTGCTCGGGGTCTGCATGGGCATGCTGATCATGGCGGTGTGGCTGCTGCCAGATGCCCCGGCGGCGGGGGAGGATGAGGGGAGGAGATCCCCGCCGCCGGAGCTGCCGAGCAGGGGACCGACAACCCCGCCCGACTCAGCGATCTTGACCGGGGCGTGACGACGAAGCAATCTCGACCGGAAGCAGAAAAGCAGAGGGCCCCCGAAGGGGCCCTCAGACCAAGCGCCCGAGGAAGGCATTGGTCGATCACACCGGCTGGACGGTGCACGCGAAGATTCTCACATGGCCTCATGTAAACGCAAGGGGCTTCACAGAATCTCACCTCACCCGACGGCCCAGCCCGAGACGCTGTGAGTCCGTGGGGTTCGTCGGTGCCCGCCTCTCAGAAAAGCCGCTGCAGCACCCGTCCTGTTTCCGGGCCTGACACGACCGTGGTGCACGCGCCTGCGTCACCAGCAAAGGGGCTCCAAGGGACAGACTTGGGCGAGGGTGGCGAACTCGACAGTGGATGTCGAATCACGCGCCTCCAATAGACTCAGGGCGGGACAGGCTCAACCTCGGTTGTCTGATAGGGCTGTCCCAGCCGTGTCAAAAAGACACCTATGCTCGGAGGAAAGCGATGCAGTGCAAGTGTGGAGCAGAGCTGGACGTGACTGTGCGCACGAGGATCCGCGACGATCCTGGCACGTTCAGGATCTGGAGCTGCCGATCGTGCGGGCGCCACGAGGAACGGCGCCTCAACGAAGCCGAGCAGCGAGCGCGCGAGCGCGCGATGTTCAAGGCCATGGGAGTGAAAGCGCATGACTGACGAACCCGAAGAGCTTCCGACCGCCTGCGAGAACTGCGATTGGGAGGACACCGAGCTGCACCGATACGGGGATGAGTGGCTGTGCGCCTACTGCGTCGACGGCAAGGACACCGCCACGATGCTCGACGCCGGCAGCCGACGGCTGTTCTCCCGGTGGCTGAACCTGCTTGAATCGAGAGTGACGTGCGCGCTCGCGCGACAGCTTCACCCGAGCGCGGTTCACCCGAGATTCCAGAGCCTGGGAGGCACCACAGATGATCGACCTGTTCCCCGAGACGACGTTGAATCTGCCGGCGGCGACGAAGGAGACGGATGAGGGATTCGAGCGATTCTGGCAGGCATACCCCAGGCGAATCGCAAAGGCGGCGGCTCAGCGGGCGTGGGGTAAACTATCGCTCACCGCGGAGCAGGCTGAACTGCTGGCAGAATACGTGGAGCGCCGAGCGAAGACAGATGCTCAGTGGCTGAAGGGCAAGGAATTCATACCGCACGCCAGCACGTTCCTGAACGGGAGGAGATGGGAAGATGAGTTCGAGCGAGCCGCGGAGCGCAAGCCAGCTCCTGAAGACCGACGATCTGCGGCAGCTCAGCGAGCCATCGCAGCCGTCCGCCGCGCCCAAGGCGGATGACCCGCGCACCGACGCCCGCGTCGCAATCATCGACGCCGTGTTCGAGACGATCTGGCCGGGCCGCTGGAAGGGCGTCACCGTCCTGATCGACGGGGAGGAGCACGTCGACCCGCTGTCCGTGTGGCGCGCGAACGTCGCGAACCTGCACGACTGGCAGTTCGAAGCCGGTATCGACTGGTATAAACGCTGCGACCGCGAGTGGCCGCCCACGCCAGGGCAGTTCGGCGTGACGTGCCGCGGCATGGCGCCACCGATCGCGCCGGCTCCCGACCAGCCGAAGCGCCTCCAGCAGATCGGCATGACAGATCGGCAGCGCGAGCTGGCCCGCTACCAGATCAGGAAGATGCGGGAGCTGCTGAGAAACTGATGGCGCTGTCCGAGCTTGAAGAGATGCTGGCCCTGCACATCCGCACCAGCAAGGTGCTACCGAAGCCTGAGCGCGAGCTTCGCTTCCACAAGACGCGACGCTGGCGTTTCGACTTCGCGTGGCCCGATCTCAAGCTCGCGTGCGAGGTGGAGGGGCTGGTCGGCAACGGCAACAAGGGGCGCCACCAGACCATCACCGGCGCGATGCGCGACATGGAGAAATACGAGGCGGCGCTCGTGGACGGCTGGTGTGTCTATCGCTGCCACGCAGGAATGATCAAGTCCGGTCGAGCCCTGGCCACGCTCGAACTGGTCTACAACCTACTGGCCGAACAGAAGAGAGGTATGACCGATGACCGACGAGACGAGACAGCGACGCGACCGGGTTCGTGAGCTGGGCGAAGCAGTGATCTCGGCCCTGCAGGACGCAGTGTGCGAGATGATCCGAGACCAGCCCGACCTGCTGAGTGCCGACATGATTCAGGACGCGCTGGCGCCGCACATGAAGGACGCCGCGAAGCGCATTGCGGCGAGCGAGGAGTTCCAGGCAGCGGTCACTGATCGGCTCACGCACGATATGTTCGAGAGCCTGAAGCCGCCGATTCGCGCGATGCCCGAGCACGTTGAGCGCGTCATAGATGCGAGAACGATGGATCAGTTCGACCCTGATCTGGAAGGGCCCCCGAGCCTGGGCGGGTGCTCGATCTGCGAGCGAGTCGGCGACGACCGCATCAATTGCCAGCGCGCCTCTTGCCCGTTCAACGTGCAGCCAAGCGTGTAAACATGGCGCTCTCAGCGAAACACGCCGAGATCAAGAACCGCACGATCGGAAGCTCCGACGTGGGGGCGTTGTTCGACGAGTCGAAGTTCCACCAGCGCCATGACGTGTACATGCGACTCGCCGGAATCCGCCCTGCCGTGGCCGACGAAGAGCTGGACCCGGATGATCCTCGATCGCTCGGGTCCGAATTCGAAGGCGTGATTCGTCAGCGCTACATCGCGAGGCTCGCCCAGGAATTCAACATCACGCCAGCGCAGATCCGTTGGACGGTTCCTGGCGATCCGATCATGCACCCCGAGATCGAGTATATGTCCTCGACCCCGGACGTGATGATCGCGGAAGACATCGACACGATGATGCCGCTTCGCTGTGGCGAGATGAAGCTGTGCTTCTATGCGGATCGGAGCGAATGGGGCGAGGAGTTCACCGATCAGGTGCCGGCGGACTACTTGCTCCAGTGCCATCACCACATGCTGATCACCGGCGCGAGCGTGTGCGACCTGTTCGCGTGGTTCGGCAGAACGGACTTCCGGCTCTACCACGTCACGAAGGATCCCGAGCTGGAGTTCATGATCGAGCAGGAATGCGAGCGGTTCATGTCCCTGCACGTCGAGCCGAAGGTGCCCCCGCCCCTGACCTATGGGCACCGGTCCACGTCGAACGCTCTGCGGCTCATGTACCCCGGAACGAACGGGGAGGAGATCGAACTGCCGCCGAAGCTTGCGTCGATCCATGACGCGCTGCAGATGTTCAGCCAGAAGATTGCCCGCCTTGAGCGGGCCAGGGATGCGCTGAAGGAGGAGATCCTTGACCACATGGGCGAGGCGGCTGTCGCCTACATCGACGGAAGGGATGGCGCATATGTGAGGTCGGTCGTGAAGCGGGCCGGCTACGAAGTGAAACCAACGAGCTACGTTGCCATGCGCTACGTGGCGAAGAAAAACCGACAGGAGTAATCACGATGGCGAGCAGAAACCCGGTGCAGCTCTACGAGGAAGACTCGCAGGTCCCAGAGAACCTGCGCAAGATCGGCATAACCGCATCGCAGTGGAACGCGCTGAGCACGTCGATCTTCCCTGGCGCGCACCCTGACAGCATTCGCATGGCGCTTGACTACTGCATCGCGCGAAAGCTCGATCCTCTGCAGAAGCCTGTGCACATCGTTCCCATGTGGGTCGACGGCGGGATGCGCGATGTCGTCATGCCGGGGATCGGCCTGTACCGCATTCAAGCGCAGCGGTCGGGGACTTACGCAGGCACCGACGACATCGAATTTGGCCCTGACGTGGAGGCGACGTTCAAGGACAAGGATGGCAGCGCGGTCAAGGTCGTGTACCCAGAGTTCGCGCGCGCCACGGCCTACAAGATGATCGGCGAGCACCGGGTTCCCTTCACGGCAACGGTGTACTGGAAAGAGGAGTACGCAACAGACAGCCGCACCAGCACGGCGCCGAACGCAATGTGGCGGAAGCGGCCGCGCGGACAGCTCGCGAAGTGCGCTGAGTCTCAAGTGCTGCGGAAGGCGTGGCCGGAAATCGACGCCGGCCCGACAGTCGAGGAGATGGAGGGCAAGGTCGTTTACACGCAGGAGCGAGAAGCCGGTCAGGCCACGGTGCAGTCCGGCACTGCAGGCCTGAAGGAGCGGATCGGCCGCGGCGATGAACCGCGGCTCGACAACGAGGCGGTCGATGCCTTGGCGCAGGAGATCATGTCCGCCGACAGTCGCGCAGACCTGGACGAGATCGCTCAGCGCCTGTCTGCCATGACGCTCGCGGGCGTGGACCGTAAGCGGCTGGGGGCCTTGTACAAGGAACGCAGCCAGAAGATCACGGCCATGCTCGCCGCGAAGGAGATGGAGAACTACACTGCGTCCATTGGCCTGCTTGCGACCGCGGACGCGCTCAACGAGCTGCTGAACGAGAGCCAGCAGAGCGAAGTGCTGACCCCCGAGCAGCGCGACGAGATCGCTGGGCTGGTAGCCCAGAAGCTCGAAGAACTGCCCCCCTACTGAAGTTCCCCTGCCGGGGCGCCCCAGGGGATTACGCAGCATAAATTCCCTGGGGCGATTCCTTGTGGTCTCCCCCGTGATGTAGTATCGGCCCGAGTCCGTTTACACGGTGGCGGTCGTGTCCAAGAAGAAAGTACCCACGCTCGAATCCTCCGAGGAGTTCCTGGCCCTGGCGACCGCCGTGGCCAAGGAGCGGTTCGGCCCCGATCGCGTGGCCGACGCCTACCACCCCGTCCTTGCCATTGCCGTCGCCGCCCAGGACCCGGAGCTGACTTCGCTCCAGCGCGCCAATCTCGACGACAAGGTGGCGCAGTACCTGTTCCCGAAAAAAAAGGCCATCGAGGTCAAAGGCGATGGCTACGCGCAACCGACCATCCAGATCATCCACTACGGCGGAGCAAAGCCCGTCGAGCACCTGGAGGGCTCCACCGATGGGGAACGACCCGCGCTACCGGCTGCCCCCCGGCCGACTCCTGACTCGTGACCTGGAGCGCGAGCTTGTCGCCCTGTGGGCCGCGAACGACTTCGCAACGCTGACAGACGAGCAGATCGAATCCGTCATGGGCGCCCCACTGCCCACCCCATCCATCCGCCGAGAGTTCGGCACCGGACGCTGGCCTGTGGACTTCAACAAGCAGTTCGGCTGACCCATCACTGAGAGGACATGACCATGCGAGAGGGCACCCGAGTGAGTGACACGCGCACGCACAATTCGCTCTACAAGGGGTTCACGTCCCGCGACATCAACCGCGCCGTGGACGGCGGGCAGCGACTGGCCGGCACGACGATCGCCGGCGCAGGCGGCGAGATCACGGACAGCGGCGACGGCCTGGGCATCTTCGAGGCGAACAGCATCGTCGAAGTGCGGGGCTCCGCGAGCATCGACGGCGAGTATCTGGTGACGGGCGTGGCCGCCGGCGCCCTGACGGTCGACCCGCCCTGCGCGACCGAAGCGGCCGGCGCAGCAATCGAGATCGTGCGGAAGTAATGCCCACGCTGCAGATCCCAGACCCGCGCGTTTATACGCCGCGCGAGTATCAGCTCCCGTTCCAGCAGTTCATGGAGAGCGGGGGAAAGCGCTACGTCGGCTTGTGGCATCGACGTGCGGGGAAGGATCTGTCGGCGCTGGCGTTCACTGCAAAGGCCGCGGTGCAGGCGCCAGGGATCTACTGGCACATCGGCCCGATGCTCAAGCAGGCGCGCAAGTTCGTGTGGAACGGCATGACCGTCGACACGTTCAACCCGGCGCGATCGGTGCGCTACAGGGATATGTTCCCGCGCGAGTTGATCAAGCGCGAGCGCGACGACGACATGATGATCGAGCTGACCAATGGCTCGATCTGGCAGGTTCTCGGCACCGACGACCCGTCGGCGCTCGTGGGGCCGAACCCGCGCGGCATCGTGTTCTCGGAGTACAGCATCCAGAACCCCGCCGCCTGGGACTATCTCGCGCCGATCCTGGCGGAGAACGACGGCTGGGCAGTGTTCATCTACACGGCTCGCGGCCGGAACCACGG